TTTTTTTTTTTTTTTTTTTTTTTTTTTTTTTTTTTTTTAGAAAATCCCTAATGTTAAGCCAATTGTTTAATTTAGTGACAAAACATATAATGTCCACTAGGGGATATATTAATCTAGTACAATTTTGGACAGCCAATGCAGAATTTGTAAAGCCAATTATCTTAGAGCTGAACGCCCGTTCAAACGTCTAGTAGACTAGTCCACCCCGTGGGTGGTTCATCTGACTAGATTAAAACAGGCGACACTACCATTGTAAAGTAGTGCGACCACCCTAAGGGTTGAACACGAGCAAAGTGTTAAAGCAAGTTCGAAACTCAAATCCTGTGCTTGGAAGTTACACTGTACCACCAACACGCTTCACGAACGGCGCACCGACTAAATAACCAAAGCTAAAGTCGTCAGCAGCTGCCTCATAAATCTCAATTCCTCCAATTCCTGGTCGAAGTCCGTCCTTTCCTGTAAATACAGTTCCAGCGACTCCATTAGGCTTGGTGAGAGGGACATCCATCCCCCTAGGATTGTGAGACCTGACAATATCAACGAAGGCTCGTTTGACTAAAGGCCCTTCCTTATCGTCCAGAGTAGCTTCTCCAACTAGAGAGATCGGCATCTGGCTATAGTAAGGCACTTCAAACTCGCACACACCATTGAGATCAGGGTAAATGAGGTGTTCGAAGAGAGGTTTGCTCATCGTGGATGTGAAAGTACCGAGAGCTGGAGCAAATAAAGTTCCATTCTCACGAATCAATGATTCTCGCTGAACCATAAGTGGTTGACTGGGTCTTCCTGTCGCCCACTTCATGGTATCAATCTTGACATCATAGCTCGGGTACTGATCAGATTCAGTTTGAGGCATTCCTTCTCCAGAAGAATCGTACCGTGGTGTGTAGTTTTCAGTTGAGACAAGTTTGTAACGCTTTCCTCCTCGGAAGAACCTATATAAATATGAGATGTAATGTATAGGTGCCTGAGTTGGATAGTATTCCATTACGGCTAGTTCCTTCTCAGAAATTGTGCCTGCTGCATCACGTGCAATAGGTAATTTCAATTCCTGATACGTAGAGACTGCTCCAGCTTTCTTACCGAAGTAAGCAGGATCAATACGACATCTATTGACGAGATAATCGTCATTGTTGAGGTCGACAGGTCCTGGATAAGCTGCTACTCCAGTTGCGCGCTCCCTATAGGGGTATTGCAAAACTGAAGCTGTCGGACAGAATCTCTTAACTAACTGCCGTAAGTTGGTGATTTTCTCTCCCATAGTGAGTTCTTCTGCTGTGGTCATTCCCATAGATGACATGGGGAATGTCTGACTAGCAGTATCACTCATCTGCTCATTGTGATCAATCGCACTGGTAGTTTGATTGAAAACCTGAGCTCGGAGTACTTCGTCACCTGGCTCGTCATCGTCCAAAACTATTTCGTCGTCCTGGTGCTGAACTGATCTTGTGTCAGTACCATACACGACGTAACTTCCAAAGTCCGGTATTGCAAAAGCAATATCGTCTGCGCCGCTGATCCACATGTTGATAGGAGCATTGTTGGCCACAGAATCAGAAGCTCTTCGAAGCTGCGTCAAAACTGTGACTGTAATAGTGCCAGGAGTGTATTTCTCCTTGCGGAACTCTGCGTTGTTATGAGCTCCTAAGAAACACTCCTTCCATGGGACATTCGAAACGTACGGAATCTCAAATTCAATCTCAGATGAAACTGAGAGATCGAGAATCCAATTGTACGCGTTCTCATAAACGGTGCCTGTTGCATTGGCAGCATCTCCATACAGGCCAGGATTGTACGTGATACGCAATCTTCCTGTGTGGAAAGCTGTCTTTGCAACAGTAAGACGATATTTCAACCCACCCCTCCAGTATCTGAACATAGAGCTCAGAAATGCCAGGGTGGTAGGCTGCCCGCTTGCCATGGTAATACATGGTGTAACGGGAGCATAATGCAATACCGTTCCTACTGCGCTATCTATCTTCCATGCGATGGCATCTTTATAGATGCAAGACTTGGCTGCTACATACTTTAGGTCCATTTCATCTACAGCAGTAGAGAAAATTCCTCCGTCGTATGTTACTCCATTGTCTGGCATTGTCGCTAACTTCGTGGAGAGATCAATTCCATCTGCGTGGGTATAACCCTTCGCAGGTATGTTGGTCAATGGACAGTTCTTATCCAAATTCGTAGGCTTGTTCCAGCCAAATGCTGATGCAGCGCCGCCAACGGCTCTAGCAATCCATTCTACTGGTCTAACCCACGATCCTAATTTAGGAACGGCTCCTCCTATAGCACTGGCAGCGCCAGCTATAGTGTTTGCCACACCTGAAATAGGAGGACCTGAAGTCTTTTGCATTTCTTCCACACCAACTTGTGCGCGAAGAACGACATCTTCTTCAGGTTCTGCAGGAACTGTCATCTTCTTAGAAGTAGGCATAGCCAACTCAATGTCTTCAAACCACGCGAAGAGCGTGAAGGTAGCTCCTTGTGAAACAGGAGAGGTACCAGTCTGAATAGCATTGAGTGGCACTATAAAGAGCTCACCCATGTTAGAGTGGGTGTCAAGCAGATTGTAATGCGACAGTGGTGCACAGTAAGGAATCTTTATTTCCACAGGCGCATTAGAGGCAAGATCGATTTCAATGCCCGGATAGCCAGTGACATTGGCTAGCTGAGCTGTATCGCAGGGCCTATTAGAGATGGCATCAAATGGAGCAAAATACATCCAATATTTACCACTCATGAAAGGTGTTGCGTTGAAAACGAGCTTGACTTTAACATTTGCTCGAAAGAAAGTGAAATAGTCTAACTTGCTAACTACGTTAGCTGAAGATTGAAAGATCTTATCTGGGAACTTAATCGAGATGTTAGAAAACTCTGTTTTAAATTCTCCGTCCAGGATGTTTACAGGACGACTAAGAATAGCATGAATATCATGCAGTTTAGTGTCTTCAGCCATACGAGTCCAAGCACCCGTAGATGACATCAATGGCTTCTCATAAGAGTCGACATTGACATCATCAACGAACTTAGTAATTTGTTGGGTCTCAACAGTGCTACCCAACTGACTCATGGAGTCATTAGTTTCTATTTCATTTGTTGA